ACTATAGACGGTAAATTTAATATGGTCATCTTATGGGCTACCTAATCCCCATTGCTAAGCTAGGTGGCCTTTTTTATCTTCTAGGCTTTATTTCAGCTACAGCAAGTTCTACTTCTTTTAATCTATGAAATACCTCTTTCATATCGTCATGCATATCATCTATTTTTGTTGTTAGTAATTCTATAGCTGTTGTATTTCTAACTAAATCATCACGTGATTGCCTTCCTCTATAAGATATAGATCCGACTGACACAAAACACGCAGTCATCATAGCCCCACCCACTGCTGCTATTACTTCTACCATTCTTAACCTTTTATGTATATATTTATAGTATATAGCATCTAAGTTGTATGGAAGAAAAAGAAAAAGAAGGTATTGAATGGGGTGAAATATTTGGTCATTTAATTAGATTTATTATTCTTTGTTGGAGTTTATCAATGATGACTCTCGGATACATGGGTAAGGTAAGAATAGATGGAGCCTTTACCGCTGGCTTGGTTTCGGGGTGTCTAGGATCTTATGGCATAAGTGTCGGACAAAAGAAAAGTGGCAAGAATAACAGTAATAACGCTAAATTAGAGGATAATAAGGTTACTAAATAGTAATTTATGAAAAATTTATTAGCTTTACTGCTTTTAACGGCCTCTACACCTGTTTTAGCAGATTTAAGCCACAGCATAACTAGCTCAACAAAACTAACAGTAGGAGGTGCTTCTACTTCTGCTGATCGTATCGGCTCAAGCTATTCTGTAAGCGGTACAGGTGTTGATACAACTTATACATCAGGTGGTAATGCTGTTGCTAATGGTGTTGGATCTCTTGTTATAAGTTCAGGAATTGGCACACCCCCTGATCTAACCGTCACACAAGACGTACCCGCCAATAGCTTTTCATTTAGTCAATCATTTACCCAAGCGGATGCCATAGCAGGGTCAGCAGTTACCACTGGCGAAAGTCCTAATTATTCAGATGTAACCAGTATTGCAGGTGGTACAGCGGGTAATCTGGCAGGAACCATAACTTCAGCAGGTGCAATAACACTAACAGCAGGTGGCCATAATACTGAAGCACTAGGACAGGTAACATCTACGTTAATAGTTGACTAAGTTTAGCTATGTATAGGTTTATATTGCTGCTAAGTTTTTTTAGCGTACCTGTATATGCTCAAAGTGTTATTCCTAATTTTCAACAAGGGGTACTGACGCAAAGATCAGAAACTAAATCTACAACAGTAGAGGATATAAAAAGTTTTGATATACGCAATGGTTACCAGTTAACAATAGGAGGCGAAAATGTAAAAAGTTCTACAGGTGATTTAGCCCCTGCTGGTTGGACAAAACTTGATACAACTGTACAGGGTGTTGGCACTACATATGTTTCCCCAAATTTAGATAATAAGCCTACGTTTTCTATTGTAAATGAAGGCCAGAGTTTTCAATATTTTGAGACTTTAGAAACACCAGGTATTACTAATTACACACATATTCAAAGAACTACTCAGATAGAGAATGTAACCGATACGCTATCAACCTTTAGTCAATGAAAAGATATTTATGTTTATTACTTTTACTCAATAACCCTGTTTTTGCTAATTCTGTTAATACTACCAGTAATTCCAGTGGGTCAGTGGTCAACCAGGCAGTGCAGGTGGTACCGTCAAGGCAGTTTCAGTACCAAATGAACACTATTACTTGTCAAGGTGCAACATTAAATATATCTCCTTTTGTATCTACCACATACGGTTTTGCAACACCTTATGAATCGCATTTTGATAGGCCAGTATATTCAAGGCGTGATATAGAAGGTAACTTTGATGACGAAAATAAACCTATAGGAGATGGTGATGTAGATGCTGGTTATAGAGGTGAAATTCTTTACCATGAACAGGTAAGAACAGGACAAAAACAATCTAATGTATCAGTTAATGGTGGTATTACTGCTACTTTCTCTATACCACTAGATAGAACGGCAATAAAAGAATGTAGGAAGGCTATGAAAAAACAAAATGAACTATATGAAGCATCATTAGCTGCAAAACGTCTTAACTTTGAGATGAGTAGAGCAAAGACATGTAGAGATAATTTAGTTAACCTTGGGATAAGATTTAAATCTGGCACACCTATGGCAAAATTATGTGAAGATATAGAAATTGTAACGCCCCCAAACGTAGAACATACACATAAACTTAAGTAGATTTTTTAAAATATAACTTTCTAGCTTGTTCATAATCATACATACATTCATTAGGGTTATATTCTTGTGTTTTTATGCCATCAGGTGTTATATAAATTACCCTGCAACTAAACAAAGTTATAGAAGGATAGTTTTGATAAAGCAAACTAACATAACCACCCATTTGTAAACTATGGTTCTTTTTGCTGTATTTTTCTTGTGTTTTATAGTCAGCTAAACATAACATACCAGTTTCTTTATGCTGTAAAACAACATCACAACTACCTGCAATATCCCTTTTTCTATCTATCATTCTTAGCTCATTTACTAAAGGTTTCCATGTATCCCACATTCTGTAATTTATAAGATGCTCTACCCAATGTGCATAATCTTTAGCATACGCTAGTGCTAGTGTCTTATCACCTGTTTCACACCATATTTGTACAGCACCATGAATTGTTGTACCTCTTTCTGCTGCTTTTTCCATATTTTTGCTAACAAAATCAGAAGTTTTTATTACATCACTTACTGATCTTGCAACATAGCATTTACGTTTTAAATCGTAGTACTTATGTGGTTCTGGATAAAACTCTAAAAATGGATCTTGTACAAGAATATCTTTAATATTGTTTTTCATACATCACAGGATCAAAAGTTATTTTACCTGTAAGTACATTTTTATATTTTGGCAGTTTATGTACAGGAATTGACGAAGTTGCACCACTTTTTGTACGAATTATACGTTTCCATTTTCCTGTACCTAATTCCCTTTCATAACCCATGCCTATAAACCAACCATCAGGCGGTGTATCTAAATCCTTTTCTGTAATAAGACCTTTTTTTACCATTTTACGTAATGTTCTAATGCCACTACCACCAAATAAACTATCCATTATATTAAGTTCCCCATATCATCAAACTGTACAACCTTTTGGTTTGGATGCACTTTTTCTTCTTCTACATATGGGTTATTTATTTTTTTTATTGACTCATAATTCTTTATTGTGCAACCCTTCCAAGTGCCTGCAAGAATCCCTGCTTCTAACTGGTCTTTTAATATTTGTTCACCATATTTTTCTATAAACTTTCTATATTCTGTTATCTGTTGTTTCCAGGCCTGTATTGATTTACTACCTTTTTTAACCTTCCAGAAGTCATTTATAAGAGTTTGTAAGTGTAATAGATCATCTGGTATTATCTTTTCTTGTTTTTCTTTTTTATTAATTTTTTCTTTTTGTTCTTTTCTTTCTAACTCTCTTTGTTCTTCTACTTCATCAAATGCTTTAACCATTGTATGTATATATGGTGTCATATTTTTCTTTTTTTCGCATCTTGCAATGTACGCATCTTCTAAAAGCATATTTAAAAAAGCAGTTGTTGTAATGTATTTAGGCTTTATAGCTACAATCTTATCTATTAAAGATTGATCAATAGTTGGTCTTTTTGTGGGCATTTAGTGTTCAGTAATTGGTCAAGGTTTGTACAACAATTGAACATATGCAAAAGAATAAAACAACTAAGCACTATATATATTGTATTAAAACTTTACAAACGCTATATATATGTTATCGTTAGCTCATAAAGTCTACTAATGCAATGTCCTGTACATTAGCTAAACATAATAGACGTATAAAAACTCTTAGAACAGAGTTAGTGGGGATAAATGACCCTTATGAACTACTGGCAGAAGTAATAGCAGATAATGAACGATTAAGACAGATTATTAACACCCATAATTGTCATAAGGGTAAACCATAGCTATACTAAGGCAAATATTTAAAGTAATTTGACAAAAGAAATAACAGCAGCCTTATGTAAGTTTATACAGGAAGTAGGCACAATAGAAGAAAAATCAGATGCACAATATGACAAGTTTGCTGACCTATCTACTGTATTATCTGTTGTTAACCCTGTATTAGCTGCTAATGGTCTAATAGTTACTAACACAACAAAAATTGTAGAAGATAAAAATATACTTTCTGTACAACTTATGCATATATCTGGTGAGACATTACCACCTTCTGAAATACTATTACCTAAAGGTATTGCTAAGAATGAATTATATAGTACAGGTCAGGCACTTACATACTTTAAACGCTATCTATTATTAGGATTGTTAAACCTTACTGCAGGTATTCCAGACCATGACGGACAGGTCTACAACCCTGATATACAACAAGATAAAGTAACACCTATAAACAAAAACAAGGCAGTAGGGATGCCTACATTACTAGACGATGATACAAAGAAATATTATTTAAGAATTGTTGGTGATCTAATAGTAAAAAATAAAAAGCTATATAACACACTTGCAGATGCACTATACATAGAGTTTGATTTTAATCGTAATACTCCTTTATCTGAGAACATATCTAAGCCTAAACACGTTACCTTTATAGAAGAATGGCTTGCTGCTAACAAATGATTGATGAACCGAACAAACCACTTGATACTAGACCCATTGATGTTGCTTCTGGTAATTGGAAAAATAGGCATCTTGTCTCATCAAAACTTACTCCTGTTAATTACAAAGCATTTACAAAATTTTGTAAGGCTAATAACTATTCCTACTCATCAGGTATTAATTATCTGATTTCACGTTACATACCAGAAAACAATGTTTAATGTATCAATCGCAGGGCGTTTAACTAAAGACGCTGAATATAAAAAGGCAGGGGCTTATGATCTTGCATCATTTACAATAGCCGTATCACATGGCAGGGATAGAACATCTTTTATAGATTGCCAGGTATGGGGTAAGAGATGGGAACTTATAGTAGATGCTTACAAAAAAGGTAGCTTAGTAGCAGTATCAGGTGATGCTGAGTACACAACATACGAAACAGAAGATGGACAGAAAAGAAAACAACTTAGAGTAAATGTAAACAACTTTGTACTACCTGAGAAGCGAGAGCAAACACAATCAGCTACAGTAGAAGAGACAGCTACAATACCTTTCTAATGGGTATAAAACTATCTATAGATCAAGACTTAAAACGCTTTGATAGATTCTTAAATAACAATAGAAAGCAATTACCTTTTGCTACATCAGTAGCTATTAACAATACTGCATTTGATGTTAAAACTGCATTAGGTAAAGGTACACTAGGTGCTTTTGATCAGCCTACAAAGTTTACACAAAAAGCCTTTCTAGTATCTAAATCTAAAAAAACTGCATTAGTTTCACATGTATTTGCAAAAGATAAAGCCTCAAAGTATTTAAGATATGGTGTTAAGGGAGGTGTAAGATTACCTAAAGGATTTGAATTATATTTTGGTGGACTAAAGGATGATGGCACTATACCACCTAAAAGTTTTTTTATTCCTACATCTTTTGTTAAGACAGATAGGCATGGTAACGTAACACGTTCAACATTGAAGCGAACAACAAAAGGTATAAGTGGTAATCCTAGAGGTGGTTTCTTTATTGGTACACCTGCACATAATCAAGGTAAGCCCCCAGGTATATATAGAAGGTCTAGAGAACAGTTATTCCCATACTTTGTTGCAACTACAAACAAACCTAACTACACAGGTCGCTTTAACATAGATGCAATAGCAGGTAAGGTTGTACAGCGTAGGTTTGACCAACACTTTAACAAGGCAATGTCTAAAGCAATAGCTACTGCTAAGTAGTCACTAGGTTCTTTCTAGCTACATCGTTGTGGGTCGTTCATACGC